GGCTCCGCCCGCACATCAGAGCCATGCGCCCATCAGTGGCGCATGGCAGGCATCGCCCCCCGCAGGGGGCCGACGCAAAGGAGTACCCCTGCGGGGTACCAGCCCAACCAAGCAGCGGTTGACACATCAACAACAGGCCGCTCCACGCCACCCACCGGGGTAGTCACGGACGACGGGATGAAACCTGAAAGGTTTCACCCCGTCGACCTAAAGGAACATCACCCTCGCTGCCATCAATCTTCGATTGAGGCAGCGAAGCGTGATGTTCCTTTGACTACCCCTATGTAAACAGGGGGTACCAGATAAGAATGTACGTAGGTCTTTGGGTTGTGGTTGGTAAGTGTGGGTGGTGTGTGGTGTGTTGTGCGGTTGGGTGTGGTTTCCGGCACATGCTTACGCCATGGTGGTGGGGGCCGCTGCTTGCGGAGCCTTGAGTTGCGTCGGACTGGCTCGCTTCTGGTCCGACCGGCGCTCAAGGGCTTGGTGCGCCGTGGTGGCGGTTAGGGATCTTGGCTGGACATGGGGGTTCCTGTTTCGTATGATGTATGCGAAGGACGTTGCATCCTCTGACAGTATCGCCCTCCCAGGCGTCTGTCAATCGCAGGCTGGACATCTGCGAGTGAGGCTCCTTCGTATGTAGATCGGAGGCCCGCTGCACTGACGGCGGGCTTCCGGTCGTTATGCTGGTTTCGATGCCTGACTATGCGGTTGATCAGGGGAACTTTCGTCCTCGTCGGAAGTGCCAGCTCGATGGGTGTAATCGGGAGATCCCGGTGAGCCGGTATCGGTCGTTGTATTGCACGGATTCGCATAAGAACAGGGCGAAGGATCTGCGGAAGGCTGAGCGGGCCCGGTTGAAGAAGTTGGCTGAGTCGGATGGGACCGCTTTGCCGGCGACGATGCAGGATCGGATGAACTCCCGTCAGCGGAAGGGGAAGATCTACAAGCAGTTGTTGGAGACGGGGATCTCTGCCGAGTTGCTTGCCGAGCGGGTGACGCCGACGATTGCGGCGCAGATGTTGAACACGTCGGTGGCGGAGATCATGCGGGCGTTGTCGGCTATCCGGTGGGATGAGGCTCGTAGGGAGGCTGCCGAGAACTGGAGGATGGACGACGACGTGGCAGCCCTGTTCCCTGTTTCGCTGTTCGATGAACTGGCAGGGTTGGGGTTGGCTGCGGAGGGAACATCCCGGTTCGACGAGATCGTCGGTGAGCTCGTCGATGCGTGGGAGGCGTTCCAGGGCCGGTACTTCACGATCGGGTCGCTTCAGCTGCCGATGATCGTCAAGGACTTCCACCGTGAGTGGGTTGGCGAGATGATCGTGGCAGTCGTCTTCGGGTTGAAGGTGCTGATCATCGCCCCTCCCCGGCATGGCAAGACCGAGGTGCTGATGCGGTTCCTCGAATGGCTGTACATCATGTTCCCGAATCGTCAAACGTTGTGGGTCGGGTCGTCGACGCCGCTGGTGCGCAACATGGCGTCGGGGATCAAGGAGAACTTCCAGCTGAACGAGAAGCTCCGTACCGAAGTGTTACCACCGGGTGCCACGTTCGTCCCGTCCCGGCAAGACCCGAACCGTCCGTGGGGTACGAACGAGTTCACGTTGGCGACCCGTACCGCCATCGGGTTGAAGTCGCCGACGATGACGGCGCTCGGTGCGAAGGCGTCGATCCCCGGACGTGACGTCACCGACCTTGTCATCGACGACCTTGAAGATCTCGACTCTGTCACCGACGATGTCCAACGGCACAAACGTCGGGAGAAACATGGTGAGATCATGGAGCGGAAGGAACCGACCACATGGTGTGTCACCATCTGTTCCCGTCAGCATCCCGAGGACATCCCGTCGTATCTGATGCAGAAGGAAGGCGACGAGGCGTGGCGTGTCCTCGAGTATTCGGCACATGCCGACTGGTGTGACCTGGACCCTGACATTGCCGACGGGCACGACGACAACGGTTGTGTCCTGTTCCCCGAGGTGCGACCGTACTCGTGGATCTTGGAACGCAAAACCGAATACGAATCGCTTGGCCTTCCCGGCCGTTTCGAGATGCGTATCTTGAACAAGCCGATGCCGACGACCGGGCTTGTGTTCCGCATCGGTGAGATCCGTGAACGCTGCTTGGACCATTCCCGTTCGGTGGGTGTCGACGGTCTGCCACCGATGACGATGATCGCAGGGATCGACCCTGCGTCCCGTCAGACACAGGCTGCCTTTGCATGGGGGTGGACGTCGACGACGAAGTATGTGATCGACCTTGAGACGCAACGTGCCGGCGGGTTCGCAGGCGCATTCGAACTGATCGAGGAATGGTTGCACCGTTACGGCATCGACACGTTCGTGTATGAGGACAACTCGACACAAATCGAGTTCTTCAGGGATCCCCGTTTCTACGCTCTCAAGTCGAAGTATCCGGGTCTCCAGATCCTGCCCCATACGACGGGTGCCAACAAGCATGACCCCGAGTTGGGGATCACGACGATGGCACCGGACTTCCACAATGGAAACGTGAACCTTCCCTACGGTGACCCTGAGTCACGCAAGAAGGTGAACGAGTACCTTGCCCAGTTGGCCACATGGTCGACGGACAAGAAGATGACCCGTCGGGGAAAGACCGACATCAAGATGGCGTCATGGTTCCCATGGCCTCGCTTGCTGCTGTGGGACCGCAAAGCACTCGCCGACGGGCCCATCAATGTGAGAGAGAGTGCAGGGAATCCGTATCCGATGTCGTATCCTGATCTGAACGACTTCTCCCAGATGAACGAGGCGCCCTGGTGAGCACACGACTTGACGACACGTATGTCCTTCAACGGGTCGACGACCTCAACCGCTCCAACCAAGACCAGTTCCGAGACAAGTGGCGTATCCGTTCCATCATGGATGGCGGCCCTGACGGTGTGATCGCTGTCATGCTGTGGGACAAGGGTGGCCGTGACCGTATCTCACGGGACGACGCCCTCCGCATGATCGGCACCGACCTGCCCACAGTGAACCTTGCACTGTCCGGACTTGACCGTCTCGGGCAGATGGTGGGACGGCTCGCCACATTGAAACCGCCGAAAGCGGACGACCTGACACAGCGGGAACGGAACCAGCGCCGCATCGAAATCCTCGACATGTGGGATGCGGAACAGAAACTCGAACTGATGATGCCACAGCTGGCACGGTGGCTCCCCGGCTACTCGTTCGGGTTCATGTCGATGACGCAAGGCAAGAACAGTTTCGGTGAGTGGTATCCGAAGCTGCATCTGCGTGACTCGTATGACGTGTCCCCCGGCTACTTCGGTGCCGACCAGTCACCCAAGGATGTTGTCGCCAACAGGGTCGTCCCGCTGTACCAGCTCAAACACATCTACCCGGAGCTGCCATGGGACACCTACGAGTCGGACCTGCGGGTGAAGCGGCCACAGAACCGTATCGCTGCGATGGACCTGCGCAACTCGTCAGGGGCTTCCGTCGCCTATGACGGTCAACGCACATGGGAGGGGCCACGTACCGGGATCCGCATCGCTGAATACTCATGCGAGTCGGGCCGGTACGTTGTCATCCCCGAGTTCGACACCTGCGTCGAGTACATCCCGAACATGTTGGATCAGCTGCCGTTCGTGTTCGGCAAGCGGATCTCGTTCAACAAACTCCAGTCGGCCTACTCGCAGATCATCGGGCTGATGTCGATGCACGCCAAGTTGAACATCTTGGGGATGATCGCCTCCGAAGACTCGACGTTCCGTGAGACGAACATCATCGGCGAGCTCGTCGGTGAGGAGTATCAGCGGGGCCGCAAGGGCATCAACATGTTCCTCCCCGGCACCCGCATCGAACGGCTGTCAGGGGATCAGGCGCAACAGGTGTGGGCGCAGATCGACCGTATCGAACGGCAGCTCCGCATCGGGATGAACTACGACGTTCAGCAGGACGGTACGTCACCCAACTCGTTCGCCACTGGCCAGGGAATGCGTGAACTCCAAACAGCGTCGGCGAACAACGTCCGTGAGTATCAGACCGTTCTGCGGTACATGATGCAGGACGCCGACTCGAAACGTCTCGAGTTTGCAGAGAAGGCGTACCAGTCGCAGAAGCGCAGCTACTGGGATATGCGTGGCGACAAGAAGACGTACCGTGCCTCCACGGCCATCAACGGCGACTACCGGACCCGCCGTGTGTACGGGGCGATGGCAACATTCGACGACCAGCTCAAGATCGTCGTCGGCCTTCAGCTGCTCCAAGGTCAGGCAATCGACGTCGAAACGTTGCAAGAGAACATCGACGGGCTCGAGGATCTGCCTTTGATCAACGAGCGGATCGCACGGCGTCAGGCCAAGGATGTGCTGTTCGAACGGCTGCGGATGCGTGCCGAGCAGGATCCACGGGCCGACGCTGCCTTGACCCAGATCATCCTGAACCCCCGTGACGAAGCTAAGATCCTTGTTGAATACTTCGCACCCGAGGTCGAGGAAGGGGAGGAGGGGCCGCCGATGGCGTTCCCACCGCAACCACCCGGACTCGCTATGGGCGAAGGTGGCGCACCACCGGAGGCGTTCTCCACCGTGCTGTCGAGGCTGGAAGGCGATCAGGCCAACCTCGGAGTCCAGACCGTCGGAGCTTTGTAAGGAGAACGCATGGCAAGCAAGCGAACCATTGGTGAGGAACACATCGACGCCCCCATCGTCCTTGACGGTGAAGGCCTCCCCGACGTCGATGTGACCACCATCGAGGAACCCCCTGCGGTCCAGCTGGCACCGACAGAGGTCGAGAACGTCACCGACGGTGACATGACCCGCACATGGGGTCCGTTCAACGACTACACGTTCGTGTCGACATCGTGGGGTGAATACGGTGTCCCGAAGGGCAAGGTGCTGTTCTTCAACGTCGAGGACGTGTGGGACAACAAGGAGAAGCGGTTCGACCGTCGCCCGATGCCGTACTACGTCAACCCTGGCGAACCGCTGGTCCCGGTCAAGCCGAACCTTCCCAACACGATTGAGAGATAGGACACCATCATGACCATGAACCGTGGAGCCGTCATCCTTGCAGGATCAGGAACGCCAGAGTCAGCTGTTGAAGGCCCGATCGGGGCGCTGTACCTTGACCAGACAAACGGTGCCGCCTATGTGAAGACAACGGTTGCCACGGTTCTGACAGGCTGGTCACTTGTCGGTTCAGCCACACTCACCTATACCGATGCGACACGGCCCGACCCGACAACGGTGCCAATCGGAACCATGATCTTCAACACGCAAGACGGGTTCCCGAACTGGTCCGATGGCACCAACTGGGTCACCAGTGCAGGAGTCACCACCTGATGGCACGGGGCGGCTACCGGAAGCCAGCCAGCCCTGCACCAGTGTCCCTCCCACAGTCCGGTGCCCGCACCGACGGTGGGGCAGGGCAGCCCATCCGACTCGCATCGAATCAGGCATACGGTGAACGGCAAGCGATGGAAGCAGCCCAAGCGGCTGCGCCGATGGCAGCCGGTGAGGGAACCCCGACGGGGGGTTCCTCTCCGGCTCCGTCCGGAACGCCGACTACCCCCGCTGCGATGATGGCCGGTCTCGGCCCGATGCCCAACGTGTTCGCACCGACGAACCGGCCCAACGAACCACTGGGCCCGTCCGGTCCCAACCCGGCCACACTCGGTGAGATCCCCGCCGATGCGATCCTGCGTCGTCTCTACGCCGCCTACCCGAACCCTTACATCGCTCGACTGCTCAAGCCATGACCGAATACGATCCGGTCTACCAAGCCAACGTAGACGGAGCCAACGCAAGGGTCCGCTGGCAGCAGACACAGTGGGCGTCGTTGGACCGGCAGCTCACACCGATGGCGAAGAACGCTGCCGGGTTGGCGAAGATGGCACCGGAGATGTCCCCCGAGCTCGTCACTGCCTTCGTCCTCGCTGGTCAGAAAGCTGAGGAACTGCCGACCCCTGCCTTCTCCGAGATCCGACGCAAGGATGCCATTGCGAACGACTCGAACTGGTGGGGCATCGAACCGATGATCCGTGGCGGGATGACCGTGTTCGAGTCGCTGTGGCAGTCCAAGCAGCGCAACGAACGATTCGTCCTCGGCTTGCTCCAAGGCCAGGGCATCGGCGAGTCATGGGACAACGCCGGTACCACTTTGATCGACGAAGTGATCCGCACTGCCCGCAAAGGCGAACCGATCAACCTCGGTTCCGGTTGGACGCAGCGGTCGACACTGCCGCAGAACCAGCCGGGATATCAGGAAGCCCTCGGCTACTGGTTGAAGAAAGGTGTGCCGCTGGGTGAAGCGCAGCGTCGTGCCACGGAAACGTCGGTGAACCGTTACGGCAAACCGCTGTCCCAATACGTGGACTTGGTGAACGAGTTCGCCACAGGTCTCAACGTCAAGAACGCTGAAGGGCAGACCATCACTGTGCCATGGTCGTTGGGTCGTGGCATCGCCCAATATGTGGCACCGGCTGAAACCCAATGGTTCGACACCGTGTCGGGCATGATCGACGGTTACAACCGGATCTTCGGTGACCCGATCGACGTGCCGCTGCGTGAACTGTGGATATGGCGCAGGAACCGGAACATGTGGGTGCCGGCAGGCGGCGACGAAATGTTCCGTGAAGTGTGGGACAACGCCATGCATGAGATCAACGTGCTGCTGTCACCGGAGAACATCGGCATCGACCTCAAGACGTTGGGCATCGACGAATCCGAGAACCTCATGGGATTGCTTCCCGGCCCGCAAACCCTTGACAAGATCGGCCACACATGGCCGCAAGACCCTGAGAAGATGAACCCGATCCTCCTGTTCCGTGAGAGGATCACCCGTTACCTGAAACGGCTCGACAATCCTGAGCTTGGTGACCGTGTCCCTGATGGCCGCTACGTCGACGTGTTCGACACTGACGGCAACAAGGTCGACGAAGTGCTCGAAACGTTTGAGCATCGTGTCCGGTCAGAGTTCGGTGACGACCCTGAGATCCTTGACGCCATCCCCGAATGGCAGCGTGGCAAGCTCACCTCACCGTATGCGCAGGCGTATCTCGACGAGGGGATGACGAACGACGACCTGCGAGACCTCATCTACTACCAGGGTGGTGAACGTGTCCTCGAGGACTACATCCTTGAACATGAGCTCATCCACGGTGAGAAGCAGATCCAACGGGTGTCCGAGTATCGGAGCCTCGGTGAGCGTCTCCGTCAGATCCGGCAGAATGTCGCCCCCAATGCCGGTGATCTTCGCAGCCGCATCCTCGACGATCTCATGCCTGACATTGAACGGGTGCGGGCCACATGCGATCCCGTGTCCAAGGGTGCCTGTGTCGAAGTGTCCACGAAGCTGGCTGATGAGATCCCCGGTCTCCGTGTCAACAAGGGCTCCTACGGTGGGATGCAGCACGCATGGAACGAGCTGCCCGACGGGACGATCATCGACGCCACCGCTGACCAGTTCGGTGGCGACCCGATCAGGGTGATCAAACCGTCCGACCCGGACTACGCCAAGTATTCGCAGGTGACGTCGATCGACGAGGCGATCTGGGATGCGATGCCTGACTTCATCCGTGGCCACACGTCGAACGCTTTCGCTGTCGAGACGGGTGGGTGGACACGTGACCTTGGCAAGCTCGAGGACGCCCTGACCGACACGGACCTTGAGATCATCGACACGCTCATCGGCGATGCACGTCGCTACACCGACGAGGGATTCGCCGAGTCCCGTGCGATGCAAGCCGAGTACGACGCATGGATGGGAGCTTCCAGACCGTCAAGCGAGATCGACTACAACTGGTGGGCTGATCTTCTTGACGATGCAGCAGAGCGGGCACAACGGGCTATTGCCGGTGGTCGTCCTGAGGGTATGACGATAGAGGAATGGCGTGAACTTGGTATGTACGTCAACTCTCTCCGTGAGGCTGCTCGTGGTGCCCGAAACGGCCAGAGAGTCGTGATCCCCGCTGTCTTTGCCAACGATCTGGAAATGGTCAAGGATCCATGGAAGATCGCACGTCAGATCGCTGGTGATGAAACACTTGGTAGGCCTGGGCCGATGCCCCACGACGGCGATTTCCGTCCATGGGAGTTCCACGACGACTGGGATCCCCCTGTCAACCTCACACCAGAGCAGGCCGCTTATCTCGGGATCGACCCCGACGATATGCAGTATCTGAGCTACACGGAGGTCGTGGGTCGCATCAAGAGCAAGGCCCGTGAACGTGTCCTCAAGCTGAAGGGCAAGATCGAGTCAGGCGATCTCGGGTCGATGAGTGCCACCCCTGAGGACTGGGACAAATGGGCCGATGAGGTACGGCAGGCGTCGAAGGAGAACCGTCCCAGAGACTACGCCCCGTTCGAGCAGCCAGAGATCTCCGGTCAGCAACAGCTCAACCTGCCCGACAGGTATGTGCCGCTGCGGGCACGTCAACGCCCGTATTGGGAGGAACTTGACAGGCGAGTTGCTGCCGGTGACAAGTTGTCCTTGGAGGACATCCGTGGCGTTGGTGGAATGCTGGAGACGAAGTATCTGCCCTACGTCGACGACATCCAAGGGCTCAATAGTGAAGCTGCACGTGTCCTCTACCAGCAAGGCGAGTTTGGGGATCGGATCACCCAGCTCGAAGCGGTGCTTGAAGGGGCTGAAGGCCGTTTGGAAAGTGCGTTGGACCGGGCAGCTCAAGCCCGTGGTGCCATCAGCGTCGACGACTATGCACGCATCCTGTCTGACCGTGCCCAGCGGAACCTTGCGCTGATCGACAAGATGTTGGAAGGTGGCGGTCAAATCGACTACTGGATGGTGTACCGCCTCCAGATCGAGGCGCACATTTATCAGGCAATCGCCGATTACAGCCACGACTTTGAACAGCTGATGGCATTCGACAGTTCGTTCCTTAGTGACCCGGAGTTCGCCAAAGCGGCTGGTGTAGTGAAGATTGCCGATGATGGCAGCGTCGTCCCTGACTACGAGACGCTGAGGGCAATCCTGTCGACCCCTGAAGATGTGGACGTTTCCCGCTTCGACGATGTGGTGGCGATCCTCGACGACATTCTCGGTATGCCTGAGGAGTACGAGATTGCGGGCCGCCAGTATGACGAAGCGATACGAACATGGAACGAGACGGTGATGGACAACGCCGACTTCGAATCGCTTCAACAGGCCCGCAGGGAACGGGAACTCCAGATTTACGGCGTGTTCGATGAGGTGAGCGAAGCAGAGGGCATCGCACGAGAAGCAACAGCCGAGTACCTTGCTCAACTCCAAGCCCGCATTGACGACTTGCTTGGCCGTGCGATGGGTGGGACCGATGAGGGCGGCGACCTGGCCCGTTCCTCCGGCGATTTCGCTTCCGAGTTCTCCGACGTGTCAAACCAGCTTGACCGCATCAAATACGAGATCGAGTACGAAGCTGAACGTGAGGCGATCCGACGGTTGAAGCGGGGCAAGCTGTCCACATCGGGGCTCCGTGAAAAGGTGTACAAGGAAGCTGGGATTGGCCGCTGGTGGAGGCCATGGTTGAAGACTCGCACTGTGGACGACCTGTTGAACACGAAGCGTGGACGCAGGCTCATCGACTACACCACACGGAACAAGTCGATCTCGGACATCAGACGCCTGTACTCGCATCTGCCTGCCGGTGCGCAGAAGCGACTTGCCGAAACAGACGACCCGGCTGAGGTCGTCGAGATCATCCGACGTTATGCCGGTGGTGCCCGCATGCCGGATATGCCGACGATGTCACGGACGCAACGGGCGGCTGACAAGTTCGAGACGTTCGCTGATGTACGTGAATACTCGCCTGTGGCACAAGGTGTACGCCGATGGGTTGCCCAGTCCGGTGACATGATCCTCGACCCGTTCCGTATCAAGGAGTCCATGGACGCTGCCGAGTCGTGGCTGTGGACGGTGGGTGCTGACCGTACCGAAGTGGATCGGCTTCTCACGAAGCTCGCCGGTGCCGAAGGCGATATGGGCAAACTCAACGAGGTGTGGGAGGAAATGCTCCAGTCTGCTGAGGCCCGCATCAGACAGCTCGGCTACACGCAAGACGAGATCACGACGATCATGAGCGACATCGCCTCGAAGAACATCCAGGCCAAGCTCTACTTCGACAACCTTGCGGGACGGAACACGTTGCTGTACAACACGGGGAAGTGGACGGCGAGGGACGGGACGACGCTTGGTGTGATCTCCGGTCACCTCCCATCGGAGTTCTCCCACAACTTCATCATCATGCCGAACATGCGCAACATGAGACGGGCAACGTCACGGGCACGGTCCACGGTGCAGAAGATGCGCCGGCACTATCCCGAATCGTGGTGGCGTGGTTCCACCGGACAGTTCACAGATCCTCTGGGTATCCATCCGAACCTGCTTGCCAAGCTGCTCGACCCGATGGCTGCGGCATGGCGCAACCTTGCCCTGCTCCGTGTCGGATGGCCGCTGCGTGTCATCCCCGAGGAGCTGATCAGGATGCAGGCTGCCGGTTACACAGACACGGTGCGTCATCCGTTCTCGTATCTGGCGTTGGTGTTCGGTGACACGAAGGGCCGCATCGGGATCATGGGTGACAACCTCGACGATGTGTTCACGGCCAAGCAGCTCGGCTCCGGTCAGATGGCAGTGGACTGGACGAACACGATCAGGGGCACAGCGTGGGACGCTGCGAACGCTTCATGGGCGATCGTCCATATCGGGAACGTCGAGGAGTACAAGGTCGGGTTGGCACGTGAGATCCTCGACCTGTGGGGTTCCGACGTGTCCCGCCATGTTGCCGGATACGGTGTCGATGAGACGTTCAACTGGTTGCGGAACACGAAGGAAGGTCAGCGTTACCTTGAGAACACGGTGAACTCGTCGACGACACGGTCGCATTGGCGGGCCACCGTTGTCGGTGATCTGTCCCCGACGGAGGAACTGGCCGACCAGTCGCTGCGGTCGGTGCTCCAGTCGATCGAAGCCCGCATCCACAAGAACACGGGCGGTCACTATGTGGCACGTCAGATCGACCCGCATACGACGATGCCTACCGGCAAGTGGGTGGACGACTACGACTCGGTGTTGCCGTTGGATAGGTACGACGACTGGTCGATGCGGCAGCTGCGTGACGAACTGGCTCGCCGTGACATCCTCCCGTTGGGCACTCCGATGGAGGAGCACCTGTGGGACATCAACCCGGCGTCCCCGGTCAATACGGGAATGCCAACGAGCTCGGACGAGATGATTGACGCTTTGCTGCGTGACGACGGATTCGGTGCAGTCCTCGACGCCGACAACGACACGTTCTTCATCATCATGGAGGAAGGTGACGCCCGTATCCGTCAGATGATCAACTCGGGTGAGCTCGACGGTACACGTCACCTGCATCCGGAGATGTCCAAGAAGCAGATGCGGGACTTCGAGAACAACATCGTCGGGCTGTACCAGGATCAGCGGTATCTCCCTGAGACGGTGAAGTCCGCTGATGTTCGCCAGTCCCGCAATCTGTCACAGGTGTACGACTCGGTGACAGACGAGATCTTCAACGTGCTCATGGGTGTCCCGACCCGCAAACTGATCCGGTCACCGTTCGCACGGATGCGGTACACCGAGGAGGTTGCACGGGGCTACATCTTCTCCACACCCGAGACACGTGCCGAGATCCTGCGATGGGTTGACGAGTCTGGGATGCGTGTCCAGTTCGACGAGTTTCTGGAAAAGGCGATGCGGGACATCAACCTCCGTGCGTTGCCCGACGAGGTGACCGACGCCTTCCAGAACATGAAGGAGATCGACACGATGGCGAAGGCCCGTGCTGTCGAGGACACACGGGAGCTGTTCTATGACCTGTCCAAGCGTGGCAACTGGGCTGACGCCACACGGCTGATCTTCCCGTTCGCTGATGCATGGTGGGAGGTCATCTCCCGCTGGGCGAAGTTCCTCGACCCGACGGGTCTGGTGCCGGGACGTCACGCCGGTCAGGTGTTCGAGGCGATGCGAAACTCCCGCAAAGCCGCAGTGATCATCAACGGGGCACGCACCAACGGTTACTTCTCCGAGGACAAGTACGGCAACGAGGTGTTCAACTGGCCAGGGTTCGGCTTGTTGGCCGGTCATCTGCCATGGGGTGAGCAGAACCCGCAAGGGTCCGGTGTTGGCATGTCGTCGACGACGACTCTCGAATCGTTGATGTTCATCGACCCGAACATCAGGGGCATCTTGGCTCCCGGTACCGGCCCTATCGCACAGCTTGCGGGGTCGGTTGTCCAACCGCTGTTGCCGTCGCAGCTCCAACCGATGTTCCAAGACGCCATCTTCGGCGAGTTTGACCCGCCGCCGAACAAGAACCCGTTGGACTTGATCATGATCTTTGCCCCGACGTGGGCGAAGCGCATCTCGGAAGCGGCGTTCCCGAACTACCGGCAGGTGTTCGCTGACACGATCACTGGCCTGTACGCCTCCACATATCTGTCGAACAACCCGATGTGGGGGGATCTGTCACAACGGTCGTCGGATGAGCGGATGCGATGGGCACAATCGCAGGGAAGCCAGCTTGCCATCCTCCGCATCTTCGATGCGATCATTTCACCGTCCCAGCCGACGTATGAGCCCGAAGTGCTGCTCGAAGCCGTACAGGGGCCGCAGGGTGCGACGTGGGTCAAGTATCAGGCGTTGATGGACGAGTACCGCACGGCTCGTCGGTTCTACCAGAACGACATTGCAGCCGGCATGTACATGTTGGAGAACTTCGGTGTCGACTTCCTCGACCTCATCCCTGAAACGATTCAGGTGTACCAGCGTCCGACCCGCACCGAGGAGTACCTGTATCTCGAGGACAATGCGTATCTGCGGGCAGCGGCACCGTACACGCTGATGGCCTGGGTGCCTGCCGGTGACGACGACGATTTCTCCTACTACGTGTACCAACAGCAGTTCTTTGAGGAGGACGAGACGGGGACGGTGGCCCGTCAGGTGATGACACCGGAGATGGCCGCTGCGTACCACAACTCGGCACTTGGGTTCCGTGTGTGGAACAACGTGCAGGATCAGTACAACCAGCAGTTGGAGCGGGCACGTGTCCTGTATGCCAACGAGCCGAATCGGTTGCGTCAGTTCCGTAACCAGCTCGACGATTGGAAGGCACAGCAGCGTGATGCCATCCATACCCGTTACTGGGCGTGGGGGTTCGATCGTGAGATTCCCGGTCGGGTGACACGGCCCACATATCGGACACTGTTCGACGAGATGGCTCGGCTCCCCGAAATGTCCGAGATGCGGGAGCTCAATCCGCAGCTCGCTGATTGGATCACGGTGACGACCGGCTTGTGGCGTCACGCTGAGGAACAGTCGATGGCGAAGGGCTACGACATTGATTGGTGGCGCACGTCAGAGCCTCAGACCAGCACGGAACCGGAACAGTGGCGGCAATGGTTCTTCACATCGGTTGAGGATGCAACCAAGAAACTGACCGATCCTGTCGCACGGCAAGGCGCACAGTGGTACATGAGCTATGTCCTGTCCCGACTTCTCAACGGTGTGGAATGGGACGACTCGTTCTGGTTCGAGTTGGAACAGGCACCGATACCGGGAACAGAAGGTGCCTATACCTACGATCAGATAAACGACTTCACGAACTTGCCGGGACATCAGGCTCCGATTCCTGAATGGCAGCAGCGGTACGAACAGGAGATCAACCCATGACGAGACGTGACGCAGGTTCCGGTGGTCGGACCCAAACGTTCGAGCTACCTGACATTGCACAGATCTCGATGTCGTCTCCGATTGCCCGTGAGAATGCGCTGCGTGCCAACTGGCGGGCAACCCGTGTCGACGATGGGACGGTGGATGAGTTCGGCTGGCTATCCGACTATTCACCGGCAGAGCGGGCTCAGACGTACCTGTTCTTTGCCCTGACGTTCATGCAGCAACCAGAGGCGATGTCTGCTGACCAGCTGCTGCTGTTGGGCTATGGCATCGGCCAGGACGATGAAGCCAAAACGATCGGTGCCCGTCAGCTCGGTGAGCAGGAAGGCCTCGATGACTTCCCCAGTTTCTACGAGGCGATCACCGATCCCAAGACGTTGGGTCTTGGACCTACCGATCCTGAGGAAAGCAAGGCCCGTCTGGACCGGCTCGACAAGCGGTACATGGAGTACCTGAACGATGATGACAGGCGTCAGGCAGCCAAGGACTATGCCGACGAAGTGGTGGGCAATGTCAACCTGATTGACGAGTTGAGGGATTCGCCACGGCAGAAACGGTGGGAGTCTGCGTACCGTCGCCGTCTCGAAGATTTGCAGAAGGCAGGCGACTGGCGGTTCAACGAGGGTGAACCGGGTGGGTCGCAACCTGAGATCGGTGAGGATGTTGCGTCGTTCGGCACGGTCGCCTATGACATTCCGACGCAGGGTTCGACACGGCTCGAGGCTGACATTGTGCGGTGGGGCATGACCCCGCAGGGTCCGACGGAGACACAGCGACGTGTCGACTGGACTGTCGATATGGGGATCACGATTGCGGGGATCGTCGGCACGATTGTTGCGGGTGGCACTGTCGCAGGGACGGCTGCTCGTCCTCCGCTGCTGATGGCTCAGATCCGCAACTGGCTCCAGTCGGGTCGCCAGATGGCGAATATCTCACAGCGGCTCGCCAATGCCGGTTACATCGAACCGGCTTTGACGATCCAGGGCATGCGTATGGATGCTGCCGGAACGATCCGCAGCATGTACGCTGCAGGCACTGTCTATGCCACGGCACGGTTCGGCGACGCAGTTGCCGGTCAGGCGTTCTCAGCGTTCAACGCTGCCACCGAGGAGATCGACCGAGGGTGGACACAGGCGTTCGGTGATGATCAGGCATCCGGTTTGGCTGGCACTGTCGGCGCTGACCGGGAGTCCGGTTTCGGTGTACGCAACAGGCCGTCACCGCAGAACAGTCCGACGGGAACCACCACACCCACCACGGGAACGAACCAAACCCAACCTTCCTCTGGTTCCGCTGGCGCAACCAGTTCGACACCGACAAACCCTGCCGATCAGGTACAGGCATATCTGAAGCAGTCCCCGATTGCTGAGGATGCCGGATACGCCTACGACGATGACCCGTACATTGGTGTCGGTCCCCGCTATCAGGGCGGCGGCAACATGTATTGGGATCCGCAGACGTCCCAGTACAGGGAACGGCCAACGACGAAGATCGTGCAGGATGCCAATGGCAACTGGACCGAGGTGCCGTACCTTGATTGGATCGCCACTCATCCTGTCGGCACTCCCGGTGGGGCAACCTTGGCCGATGTCAATGCCGCAGGATCTGCCATTTACCGGCAGTCCGACTTTGAGAAGATCCTTGGCAATCTGACGCCTACCGGGTTGGCGCTCGTCGAGGATCAGATGATCCGTGCCGGTCTCATCAACCCTGATTCGACCGTACAAGGAGCGAAGTATGTGCCAGGGTCAAAGGGTCCACACTTGGCACAGGGTCTTGAGACGTTGTTGTGGATTTCCAACAACGAACATCAGGTATGGCAGACGCAGCTGGGGAGAATGGCCAAGGCTGGTGATGAAGCGAAGATCACGGAGAACCAGCGGCCAGGGTTCGTGCCTCGTGCATACCTTGCACCGGACTACGCCAGCCTTGCGAGTGCTGCACGCAACGAGGTGCAACGTCGGCTGGGCCGTGAGATCAATGAGTGGGAAATGCAGATGCTGACCGAAGGCATGAAGGGTGACTATCGGGAGCAGTACGACCAGCAGATTGCTGCCGACCGTTCCGTGTGGGAGGCTCAAGGTCGAGCCAGTGAAACGTTTGAGGAGCAGACACCGACCGGATCGTTCACTGCGGTCGACCCTGCAGCACGGTTCTCCGAACGGTTCCAAGACTTGTATTCGGATGAGATCGACGAGCGGGAACGGTGGGCGAAAGTCCAACAGTCCACGTCGAATCTGTTCGGTGGACTTGATTCGATGTCGAGAATGGTGGGCTGATGACCACACAGATGAACCCGTTCGAAGGAATGTCGAAGGACCAGCAGCGACAGCCCGTTTCCGGTTCAACGAATGGTGCCCTCAACACGTCGAACATGACGATCGACACGTTCATGGCTGCGATCCGGCGTCTCGAGTCGGGTTCATATCAGGGGAACTACGCAGCGGTGGGACGCATGGTGCGTGGCGACCGTGCCATCGGTGCGTATCAGATCATGAGCCGATATTGGGACAAGTGGGCGGCAGCAGCAGGGATTGCAGGAGCCGATTGGCGTGATCCGGTGGCGCAGGATCATGTGGCCCGCCATGTGATGTCGAAATACTACGAACGGTTCAAGAACTGGGATCTCGTGGCGTTGGCATGGTATGCCGGCGGTTCGACGGCTCAGAAGGTGCTGGACCGTGGCTATGCGGGACCGCAGTCGATCAACAATCCCGGTATCCGGCAGTACGTCGAGGAGGTTTCCCAGTACGCAACGGAAGCCCAGGCCAAAGACATCCTCCCGAAACAGGGTTACGGCCCGATTCCGACGATGAGCCAGTCAGCGTCGGGATGGATCTTCCCTGTCGCTGGTGCTGCGACGTGGAGTCGTGGCTCATGGATGCCGAATGAGAAGACGCATCGTGATCGGTTTCATCCTGCCATTGACATCTATGCCGAAGCGGGCACTCCGATCGTGTCGCCGATCAGTGGCGTGGTGCAGCAGACGAAGAAGACGAACATCGGTGGCAACACGGTGCGTGTTCTGGGTGATGACGGGTACACGTACTACTTCGCCCACATGCAAGACGCTGCCGTGGTTGGTGCAGGGCAGCGGATCAACTCGGGCCAGTTCCTCGGCTACGTCGGGAACACTGGTTCAGCGTCAACGACAGACCCCCACTTGCATTTCTCGATGGTGGACGACCGCAAGCGTGAAGTGAATCCGATCTCGTGGCTTGAAGCTGCTGTGATGGGTGGCGGTGCGATGGCGCAGGGGTACACGATGGACGACTTCGGTGCGCAGAAGCCAGAAGGTATCGAGTTGCGTCCGTTGGGTCAGGAAGCACCAACGAAGCAGGGTGCGTTGACGCAGCTGTTGGGAACGTTGGCAGACAAGGTGGCCGGCGGTTCCCGTGATCCGTCGTTGTGGCGCAAATACGGTGAGATGTCGCAGGACGATTACGAGTCGACGACGTTGGAGACACCATGACCTACGAATACACGGACAAACCGATCGTTGGTCAGGACTACACCGACGATACGACAACTCGTTTCAACGGATTGCCGGGTGAACCAGAGGTCTGGTACGAGGAAGGCACTGGCAAGGTGTACATGGTGTACGTCGTGCCAGGATCGAACCCTCCGATCTTCACTGCATATCACGTGCCGAACGAAGACGTGCTCCAAACGTACTTCGGTGAGGGCAAGGAGATGGGCTACGACAAACGGTTCACTCCGGGTCAGATGCAGAAGATGGGTGTGGTCGTGTTTGGTACGACAGCAGCCATTGCGGATACGACGGGTGACCCGTGGGCCGGGTTCTTGGAACGGATCGAACGTGCCAAGTCGGTGATGCCATGGTTGGACGACCCTGAGGTGTTGCAGATCATCGGTGCCGCCTACCTCGAGGATCGTGCAGTGGGTGACTGGGAGTTCACTGGCACCGATTGGTGGATGAACCATACGGAAGGTGAACGCCGCTGGTTGGAGTTGATCGTCACTGATCCGCTGACTGCCGAACAGGAGCTTTCCGATGCCCAGTCGAAGGTGATGGCCCTGTTCCGCAACTACGGGGTGTTCAACCCTGATCAGGCTGTCCTCGACTATGTGCGCAACGGGCTGGCGACAGGCAAGTTCACAGAGATCCAAGCCGGTGAACAGGTGAAACTGGTGTTGGGGCTCGATTCTGCCATGGGCATGGATGCTGGTCTCCAAAAGGTGATGTCATCTATCGGGTCGACCATGCAGGCAACGAACAACATGTCGACCATTCGTGAGCTCTACGACACGTGGCTGGGTCCGATGTATGCCCCTGATGACAAGACGGTGCAACGGTGGGTGAACCAGTTCGCCTTGGACCCTGAGGCGGCGAATCAGGCGCTGATCGAACAGCTGCGGCAGCAGCGGCTCACACTCTTTCCCGGCTACGACAATCCCAACTCGACGTATCAGGACATTGCCGGACCATGGAAATCGTATGTGTCGAGCATTTGGGGACTGCTACCGGACGACACGGACACCGAGTTCCAGAACATGATCCGTGCCAACGATGCGTCAGAGGTGGCGAAGATGGCACGACGGGTCGGTTTGGAACGGGACTATGACCGTGTGAAGCAGAAGGCGCTGTTCGACCTGGATTCGCAGATGAACATGAACGTGAGAGGGACGACCTGATGGCTCAGATACCCGAGGAGTTCCGCATCCAATATGGGTGGCTGCCCGAGGAAGCCCTCCAAGTGTTCTACAACGCATGGATCGAGGACGAGACGACGGCATGGTCAGTGGTCCGTGCCGATTCACGATACGAGTCGTGGTTTCCGGGCAACAAGACGGAGGATGGCCGTGTCCGTATCACGGAAAGCCAGTATGCCAAGACAATCGTCGAGTATGAGGATGCGTTTCGTGCCGTCGGTATCCACCCGGAGTTCTTCAAGGAACAGTTCGCCGAGCTGATCCGTGGTGAGGTGACACCTGATGAGCTGTATCAGGAACGTCTCGCCCCCATGTACGACCGGATCGTGGCATCGAGCCAGTCGATCAGGGAGTATTACGCCGAGACCTACGGGATCGAGGGGATGACCCCTGAAGCGTTCATGGCCGGTGTGATGGACCCGAACCTTGGCACGAAGATCCTGTTGGGTCAGATCGGTGTGGCTGAGATCGGTGGCGAAGCACTCGAATCAGGGTTCGACATAACGGAGGGGTTTGCACGTCAGCTGCTTGAGGCCGGTGTGACACAGCAGGCTGCCGATCAGCTGTTCTCTCGAGCTCAGTCGCTGCTGCCCACGTTGGAAGTGCTTGCCCAGCGACATGCGGACCCTGATGACGACTTCGACATCAGCGACTTCACTGCTGCTGCCGTGTTCTCCGACCCGACACAGTTGCGCCGTATACGCCGTCTCCAGGCTCAGGAGTCGTCGCTGTTTGCCAACGCCACAACGGATGTGCTCTATACCCGTCGTCGTGACGAAGCTGGTGTTGGCGGTCTAGAGGCATACTGATCGCCACGATTTGTGGTATCTTCGGGTCACGGCCCGGTTGCCAGTATCTCGGTCGTCAAGGGGTTGCAGCCGACCCCGAGTAGAACTGCGTATCACCCATAGGCTGCCAGAGGAAGCCCCTACGGGGTTCAGCTTCGTTGTTGGCAGACGGTACGCAGCTCCTCTGGTTTCCCGAAACCGTCTCCCGGTCGCTCGTGGGCCACGCCACGGGCCGTGACACCGCAAACGTGCGAGAGGAGACAGGCAATGACGACGAATGAGCAACCGATGAGTGACACCTCAGGTGAGCAGGAAGCCAATACAGGGCCACATGCTCATATCCGTGAACTCGAAACGGAGAACAAGGGGCTGCGACAGCGGCTCGCCTCCACTGAGCTCAAGGAAATGGGACTCGACCCCAACACAGGGCTAGGAAAGGCGATCCTCAAGACTTACAACGGGTCATATGAGGATGGCGATATCCAGAAGTTCGCCGTCGAGGAGTACGGGTGGGAAGCGCCGTCATCGGAAAGCCCGGTAGTTGCCGAGCAGATCGAAGCCGAGCAGCGGATCACGCAGCTCGAAACCACGTCAGAGTCTGTCCAACCCCCCGAGCAGGTGCCGATCATCCAAGCGGCGGCAGAGGTCTTTGAGAGCTCCGAGGCAACTCGTGATCAGCTCATCCAGGGTCTTGGTCTTGTCGCAGAGGACATCAGGCGGCAGCTGCATTCCTGACAACATGAGGTGATACGAATATGGCCGCATTCGGTACCGGCGACCAAGTTGCCGCATCAGTACCCACAGGTGGCGTAGCGGGTTGGGGTACATGGAACCTTCCCAACCTCGTCGGCGTGCTGCACAGGCTCTCGCCGCTCGAGACCCCGCTGCTTTCCATGATCGGTGGAATCAACGGTGGGATGAACACGGACGGATCTCCCGTGTTCGCATGGCAGGACACCCTGCACCGTGCGCCCGCCATCCAGTCCGTCGTCGAAGGTGACGACCCGACCTACAGCGCCCAGAAGCGGGCGGCACGCAAGAACGTGGTTGCGATCCACCAGTACGGAGTCGAGCTGTCGTACTCCAAGCAGGCGGCGATCAACTACGTGACGCCGATCGCAGCGACGGGACATCATCAGGGCCAGAGCAATCCGGTCACGAATGAGATGGCGTTCCAGATGCAGATCAAGATCGAGCAGGCGGCACTCGACGTCGAGCTCATGTTCCTCCAGGGCACCTATGCCTTCCCGACGGACGGCACGGCCCGTCAGACGCAGGGCATCGAAGGTGCCATCACCGACGTCGCTCCGAATGCTGCGGCAGCCGGCGTGATCGTCCCTGCGGCCTCCACGGCCACAGCCAAGCAGATCATCAACTACGTCATGAAGGCGGGTTGGGACAATGGCTGGGCCGAGGGTGAGCGGTACCTGATGTTGGGTTCCGCAGAGCAGGTCGATCTCGAGACGTATGCCGAGACAACGAACTGGAACCTTCAGCCGCTGTCCCGCACGGAGTTCGGTGTCAACGTGACGAGGATCGTGACGTCCTTCGGGGCGCTCAATGTCGTCAAGAACCGGCATCTGACGGCGCAGACGGCACTGTTCCTCGACATGGCATCGCTCGCTCCGGTGTTCATGCCGATCCCCGACAAGGGCCATTTCTTCGTCGAGCCTTTGGCGAAGGCGGGTGCCTACGACCGAGCACAGCTGTACGGCGAGATCGGTCTCGCCTACGGTGCGCAGAAACAGCATGCAGTCGTGACCAACTGGGGCACGGTGGCGGCCTGACGCATTTGATTGGGGAGTCACCTTCGGGTGACTCCCCTCTCAAGGAAGGATCAATGGAATGGCTGTAACAACTCGGTGGTACAAGCAGGGAGCACTCAAGTTCCTCGATGGCACGCTGGATTGGGACACGGGAACGTGGAAGATCGCCCTATTCACGTCGACGGACACTCCCGATGTCGACACCGACACGACCTACATCAACACGAACGAAGTCACCACAGGTGGCGGCTACACGCAGGACTCGAAGACGTTGACCACCCCGGCCGTCACGGCGGTCGTGGACTCGTCTGCCACGGCGCACGCCATCTCAACGAATTACGACGTGGGTGACATCGTGCGTCCGGCATCGGCCAACGGCTACGTGTATCGGTGCATTGTTGCCGGACAGTCATCCGGCACCGCTCCGACGTGGGCGTCGTACACGACAATCGGCATCAGTTTCACTGACAATACGGTGACGTGGGAGAACGCCGGTACGTCGTTCGTCAAGTTGACGGCGGCCAACGTGTCGTGGACGACATCGACGATCACGGCCCGTTACGCCAAGATCTACGACGACATCACGAACGATCTGGTGTTCCTCGTGGACTTCGGTCAGGACGAGTCCTCGTCGAACGGCAACTTCGACATCAACTGGAACGCAGACGGTATCGGCCAAGCCTTCATCCAGTAGCGGATAACAGCATGGCTCGTACCCCAACTCGGTCGGTCACGATCGCCTTTGGCGGACAAACCTCCGTCGTGGTAGGTACGGCCGCTGCTGTGGAAGGAGATGAGGATTTGCCCGTAACCCGACTGACAGGAAACACAACGCTCACTGCATCGGGCACGTACATCGTGGACTCGGCAGCAGCGATCAGGACCATCACCCTGCCGCTGCTGTCGGGTGCCCCGACTGAGGGCTATGTCATCACGGTGAAGCGTGAAGGTGCCAACTACGTGGATGTCGATGCGAACGGTGCCGACGAAATCGAGCCGTCCGCTGTGACGACACTGCGACTGTTCACCAACTGGTCGGCGGTCAAACTGGTTGCTGACGATGCGGCGAACGTGTGGTACCTGCAAGGGTTCTATGGCGCTGTGACGTGATACACCATGGTTGACATCAACGTCTCAGCAGTCACATGGCCCTCACCCACACAGTACGCACAGTCCGTCATCGACGGTGAGGCTGCGGGTACGTCGTTCGTGCTCAAGGCCGGTGTGCATCGGATGCAGACGATCAGCCTGCGTACCGGCGACACGCTGACCTTCGAGCCGGGAGCGATCATGCGTGGCTCCGAGGACATCTCGGGGTGGACGTGGACGAAGGACGGTGCCAACGATCGGTGGTGGGCCACCCTGTCATCCCCCGGCACGGAACTCGGCGGCACGGCCAACGCTGGCTACCTGCTGTACCCGTATGCGCCTGTCCTCGACGGGGAGCCGATGGCGTACAAGGATGCGCTCACGTCGGTGGATGCGTGGACAGCGTTCTACGACACGGGCCAGTCCCGCCTCTACATCGGACGTGATCCTGCGGGATTGACGACGATGGAGTTGATGCGTCAGGTGAATGCCATCGGCGCAACGGCATCCAATGTCACCGGGGTCACGATCCAAGGCGACCGTGGCACTCCGGGCATCATCGAGAACTACTGTCCCGGCCCACAGGCGGAGAACGCCGGGGTGAAGATCGGCCGGTTCTCGACATCCACGATCACCAACGCCAACTGGGTGTTCCAAGACATGATCGTGCGGAACATGCGAG